TATTACTCCTGATGAAAAGCTGGCCATATATAAAAAAGTATTTCCTCAAAGTGGTCATATTTTCCAAACTGCCACTGATGAAATGCCAGACCTTACAAGAGTATTAAGCAATTTATATCAGCAAGGATATAAAAACGCAGTGGTTATAGTGGGGGCTGATCAAAAGGCAGCATTAGGATATGTAAAGAATTACAACGGAAAACCAGACAAAGCGGGCAATATTCTGTTTAATTTTGATAGTTTAGATGTTATAAGTCGTCAAGAAACAGCAGATCCTAGTGCTGGAGAAGAAGGCCCGCGTGCTACACCTATGCGAGCTGTATTAAATGATCCTAGTAAATCAGAAGAGGAACAATTTGCAGTATGGCGTGATGCAATGAATCCAGAAATCAGTGATGATGAAGTACGGGATTTGATGATAAAGGCAAAATCTCGTATGTCTGCAGCATCTGTACCAAAACCAAAAGTTAAAAAAGTCGCCACATTATGAAACAATATAGAATTACAAGCGAAAATATAACTCCTATAAGCGATGACGACTGTTACCTTTCCCCGGACGACCCTATACACGAATTAAAAATTGCCAGCATGTTAGGCGGGTTAGGATCTGAAGAAAGATTAGCTGAATATAAACGTAAGAATCATAAATATTCTAACCCAATTAAAAGTAAGGCACAGATCATGCGAGAACAGAATATCCAGCCAGGTACTGATGCATGGTTCAAATTATTTTTTGCTAAATAAAATTAATAACTGAGTGTTATGGCTAATGCTCTTAATATATATTAACTATAGATAACAATGAGAGCTAAAGAATTTATTAACGAAGCAGAAGGTAAAATACATCCAGATTTTGCTAAAGCAACACAGGGTGTCACTAGAATGCGAGATGTTGGAGGGTATGATCGTACATATCACCTAAACAGAATCTGGATGGCAGCGGCCATGGCTGATGGTAAAAGCGGTAAAGCAGTAGATATAGATACTGCCAGTTGGTCTGAAAAATATAATGTAGCAATCCCATACACTGATGCAGAACATTTAATGGTGATGGCCGCAATGGCTACTATTCCTACTGACGGGCAAGAATTGCAAAAGCGTAGCAAAAGTGTCGAACCAGATGATACTTATACCATTAGTCCTGTGAATAATTGGAATAAGAAAAAATGAGAGCTCGAGAATTTATTTTAGAAAGGACGTTAGGACAATTATCAGCTGATCAAGCTAGTGCATTACCTGGGGCATTTGTTCTTCCTGAATTAGCTAATCAAGATGCGTATCTACAATATAGAATGGGAGTTGCATTAGCTGCAGTTCGTGGTGCTAAAAGTCGGGCCGAGGATGGGTTTGATGATTTTAATTCAGTAACTGCATGGGGAGAAAATCAAGTAATAATAGGATATTCCCAAGATGAAAACCTTGATCAACTGCTAAATGACGCATTGAAACTAATGGGGAAGAGTAAGAAAATCATGACTAGTACTGTCACTAGCAAGGAGACTGCAGATATTTACACTCGTAGTCCAATATCTAACTGGATGAAATAATGATTAGCGAATTTAAAATTAGAAAAACAGCATCTGAAACAATTTATGTATTGGAAGATGGTACAAGTGGCGGCACTAGCTCTGGTGCAATTGCATCTATCGCAATGCCAGTAGGGGCCGTTATTAAAAGAACTCCGACTAAGAAAAAATCTTTTACTAAATCGGTAAGTTCTGTGGCAGAGGAAGGAAAGACAATGAGTCGTATTGCCAAAGGAAATGAGAAGTATGGCAAAGACGGTATGCGGGCACTGGCCAAAGCTGGGCGTGATGGTGCCAGTGAGAAAAAGTTAGATGCCATTCGTAACAAGCACGACAATTATAATGAAGAATGGAGTAAAACTTACAAAAGCAGTATTAATTGTAGTCATCCTAAAGGGTTTAGTCAAAAAGCTCATTGTGCTGGCAAGAAAAAACATACAGAAAGTATCATGACAATGGAAGACACTTGTCCAGATTGCGGTAAATGTCAAACACATGGTGATCTTAATGAGATCAAAAAAGGTGCTAAAGATTCAAATGGATTTACCAGTTGCTGGTCGGGCTATCATGCCGCAGGCACTAAGAAAAGTGCTACAACTGGCAAGTCAGTAAGAAATTGTGTGCCTAATGAAGGAGTGGATGCATATACTGCACGATTACAAGAAGCACTTGATAACAAAATAGTGAATAGTCCGCCACCAAGAAATTTTGTAGCCAAAAATGCAAAAACTGCAGGATCAGGTGCCCACTCAGATAAGAGTAAAACTATTCCTCGACATGAAAAGCACAAAACTAATTTTAAAGAATCAGAAGGTTCTCCCGAAGGAATGCCACATGTTTCTAAAAAGCTATTACAACATATTGTACAGCAAATAGGAACAGATGGAGTTAAAGCATTGATTAAAAGTCTAAAATGGGGAGACGGAGCTGCTGGTGAATTATTGACCCTCATCACTCAGAATTTAAAGAAATCTGCTCAAGAAATGAAAGAATCGTCTTTACAGGAAAAAATACCTGCAGGTGCGGATGTAGATTACTATATCAAAGATTTTTCAAAATCAAACGCGCCACAATTTAAAAATAAAACTGCTGAAAAGAAAAAGCGTATGGCTATCGCAGCCTACTACGCTAGCAAGCAAAAATAATAATTCCTGCATTAATCATAATAGGCCGCAAGGCCTATTGTTTTGACCAACTTAATTATTTGACATATATTTTTAATTAGTGTATAATATAGTACTACAAGGGGATTTCTATGAGTAAAGTATTTGGTGAGCCAGAAAAAGCAAAAATTCGACAAATTGTATCTGAGGGGATGACAGTTCGACAAGAAATTCAGGATCTAACTGATGGGCTAAATGAAACAATTGCAGCTATTGCCGAAGAGCTTGAAATTAAACCCAGCATCATTAAAAAAGCAATCCGTATTGCTATGAAGGATCAATGGGATTCAGTATTCCGTGAGTTTGATGATTTGGAAACAATTGTTGATATTAGTGGGCATGCAAATCGTGCCGATAACGAAGAATAAATTAGTATTTTAACACCATGGTATTTGTGAGCCTAAAATCACAAGGAGAATAAGATATGGGTTATGTAGATGGTATGTGGGATAAAGAAAAAGATGTAATTAGAGTAGTAGAACGTGATCCAAAAAAAGGAAGACTCTACCAGGAATACCCCGCTAGATATATGTTCTATTATCCTGATGGACGAGGAAAATTTAAATCTATTTTTGGGGAAAATCTTACTAAAGTTACGGCCAAAACAAATAAAGATTTTATTAAAGAACAACGAGTACACTCAACTCACAAGCTGTATGAATCTGATATTAATCCTATCTTCCGATGCCTTGAAGATAATTATCTGGGCAAGGAACCTCCCAAGCTGAATGTGGCATTTTGGGATATTGAAGTAGATTTTGATCCAGAACGTGGTTATGCATCTCCTGATGATGCGTTTATGCCAATTACTGCTATTTCCGTACATTTACAATGGCTAGATACGTTGGTTTGCTTGGCAGTGCCTCCAAAAACACTTACTATGGAGCAAGCATCTGAACTAGTTAAGGACATTCCTAATACTATTCTATATGAAACTGAACGAGAAATGCTGGACACTTTTCTTAATCTAATTGAAGATGCTGATATTCTAAGTGGGTGGAACAGTGAAGGATTTGATATTCCGTATACCGTTAATCGGGTAATTAAAAAATTAAGCAAAGAAGATACTCGTAGATTTTGTTTATGGAATCAGTCTCCAAAGAAACGAGAATACGAAAAGTTTGGAAAAACTGCTAATACGTATGATCTTGTTGGACGTGTGCACTTGGATAGTTTGAATTTGTATAGAAAATATACCTACGAAGAGAGACATAGTTATCGACTTGATGCAATTGCTGAATATGAGCTAGGTGAAACTAAAACTGTATATGAAGGCACATTGGACCAGCTATACAATAATGACTTCCGAAAGTTTATTGAATATAACAGACAAGATACTGCACTATTAGATAAATTAGATAAAAAATTAAAGTTTATTGATCTTGCGAATACTGTTGCTCATGAAAACACTGTACTACTACAAACTACCATGGGCGCAGTTGCAGTAACTGAACAAGCTATTATCAATGAGGCACACTATCGAGGGTTAATTGTGCCTTCCCGTGCTAGACGTGATGATAGTGTCAGTACCCAAGCAGCCGGTGCTTATGTTGCGCACCCTAAAAAAGGACTGCATGAGTGGATCGGATCGATGGACATTAACTCACTATATCCGTCCGTGATTAGGGCACTGAATATGGGACCTGAAACAATTGTTGGACAATTACGACAAGATTACACAAATGCTGAAATTGAATCAAAAATTGAAAAAGGTTCCAGTTTTGCAGCAGCATGGGAAGGTAAATTTGGGTCAAACGAATATGAGTTTGTGATGTCTGAAGATCGTTCCCATGACATCATAATTGATTGGGAAAATGGTGAAACCAGTATCATGTCAGGTGCACAGATATTTGAATTAATTTTTGATAGTGGTAAACCTTGGATGATGAGTGCTAATGGTACTATTTTTACGCATGAGTTTGAAGGAATTATTCCTGGACTTTTAGCAAGATGGTACTCTGAAAGAAAAACCATGCAAGCTTCATTAAGGGCTGCAATTGATGCAGGGAATAAAATTGAAGAAGAATACTGGGATAAACGACAGCTTGTTAAAAAAATTAATCTTAATAGTTTATATGGTGCTATTCTTAACGCTGGTTGTAGGTTCTTTGACAATCGTATTGGACAGTCAACTACTCTCACAGGCCGGCAAATTGCCAAACATATGGCTTCAAAGGTAAACGAAGTAATTACCGGTGATTACAACTACGTGGGTAAAAGCATTATATATGGTGATACAGACTCTGTATATTTCAGTGCATATACCACTCTAAAGTCAGAAATTGATAAAGGTGAGATTCAGTGGGGTAAAGATACTGTTCTAAGTTTATATGATACAATATCAGATGAAGTAAACAGCACCTTCCCTTCATTTATGTCAGATGGGTTCCATTGTCCAAAATCTCGCGGAGATGTAATTAAGGCTGGCCGAGAAATTGTTGCAAGTAAAGGGTTATTCATTACTAAAAAACGGTATGCAGTGTTGTACTATGATAAAGATGGAAAGAGACAGGATACCAACGGCAAAGAAGGTAAAATTAAAGCCATGGGGCTTGATTTAAAAAGATCAGATACCCCGGAATTTATGCAAACTTTTTTGGAAGAAATACTTACTAAAGTATTGTATGGTGCACAGGAAAAGGAAATTCTGGCCAGAATTAGTGAATTTCGCTCTGAATTCAAAGCTAAACCTGGATGGGAAAAAGGTTCTCCTAAACGTGCAAACAATATTGCAGAATATCAAAAGAAGGAAGAAAAAGGTAAAACCACCATGCCTGGTCATGTTCGCGCATCAATTAATTGGAATACATTAAAGAGAATGAACAGCGACAAATATTCTATTAATATTGTTGATGGAATGAAAGTAATTGTTTGTAAAATGCGTACGAATCCATTGGGTTATACATCAGTTGCTTATCCAACTGATGAATTACGGTTGCCTAAATGGTTCCAGGAGTTGCCATTTGAACATGACGAAATGGAAATGACAATCATTGATAATAAATTAGATAATCTTATTGGTGTATTGGATTGGGACCTAAATAGCACTACCAATACAAATAATTTTGGTAATCTTTTTAGCTTTGATTAATAAAAAATCTGTTGACAAGTTCAACAAATATTGCTACAATATGTATAACTATATAAAGGTAATAACATGAAAAATATTTTGCAGGATATCGTTGCACACACTAACAAACTGGGGTTCCTTAACATTGTTAAGATTACAGGCACTGAAGACAAAACTATTATTGATTCAATGGCAGATGACCGTTCAGTAATCATGTTTGGTGAAACAGTTAATCCTCATCCTGCAATGATTGGTACATTTGGTATGCCGCAGTTGGAAAAGCTTCGTTATCTTCTTGATGGTAAAGAATATCAGGACGGTGCCAGTATTGAAGTAACCAGCGCAGATCGTAATGGAGAAATTATTCCAGTTGGCATTCACTTTGAGAACAAAGATGGAGATTTTAAAAACGATTATCGTTTTATGAATCAAGAAATTATTAATGAAAAACTAAAGACTGTTAAGTTTCGTGGTGTAAAGTGGGACGTTGAGCTCGAGCCAACCGTTAGTGCAGTTCACCGTTTTCAATTTCAAGCTGGTGCAAACACTGAACATACTACGTTTCTTGCAAAAACAGATGGTGACAAGCTAAAGTTTACATTTGGTGACGTTAGCTCCCACGGTGGCGAATTTATTTTTGCTATTGGTGTCACTGGAGTACTAAACAAAGGATGGACATGGCCTGTACAACCTGTACTTAGTATTCTAAAAATTGCAGATTCTAACAACACTAAGATGAGCTTTAGCAACGACGGTGCAATGCAAATTACTCTTGACAGTGGCGTCGCAGTTTATAAGTATATCATTCCCGCACAAGCCTGATTATGAGAATAACTTCCAGTTGCCCTCATATTGTTGTAATGACAAGTGACACTACTGCAGATGTCACTCTAACAACCATGTCGCAATTGGCAGTAACTTGGGCAATTGAAAAAATGCAAGAAGAAGACCACGTAAAAACCCTTGCTGAAACAAATAAATCGGTTGCCATTGCATTGGAAAACCTAAATACAGCCAAGCAGCAATTGGCTGTTACAATATTTTTGAGTAAAGAACAATGAACCCACCTGTTAACTTAACACCGCTACAAAAAGACTATGCAGTTTTTTTGCCAGCCATCAGTTCGTTTTATAGTACATATATTGCTAAACAACGACTAGAAGAATTTGTACCGTTAGCTCGGATTCCTGCTGGATTTGATCGCGGCATCGAAGGTATGAACTTTCTTAATCCAGAAGAAGGATATTTTACATACAAATATGGCCTTTATTCTGCAGGGCATGCACAATTGGATCTACAAAAGAGTGTGGTACAGGAATCTATGATTCAGCAGCGTGATCGTGCTAACACAATGATTCTTGGTGACTCAGGTGGTTTCCAAATTGGTAAAGGTATTTTAAAATTTGATTGGTTAGATTTTGAAGGAAAAAAAGCCAATAAGACGCGTGATGATATTCTTAACTGGCTCGAGCTAACAGCTGATTGGTCAATGATGTTGGACGTTCCCACTTGGGCATGTGATCATAATCATACACAAAAAACAGGACTAAAAACATTTGATGACTGTTTGCAAAAGACTCGCTACAATAACGAATATTTTTTAAAGAATCGACTAGGTCAAACAAAGTTTTTGAATGTATTACAAGGCAGTGACTGGGATACTGCAGAAAAATGGTACACCGGTGTTAAAGAATACAGTGATAACTCTGTATGGGGAGACAAAGCTGCCGAAGGATGGGCATTCGGAGGTGCAAATATGTGTAAGATGGATGTTGCACTAAAACGACTAATGACCATGCGAGAAGATGGCCTTCTCAAAGGTAAGAACTGGATTCACTTTTTGGGCACAGCACAACTGGATTGGGCTTGCTATTTAACTTCAATTCAACGACAAATTAGAAAGCATATTAATGAAGAACTTACCATTTCTTTTGACTGCGCGTCCCCGTTTATCGCAACCGCGCACGGACTTGTCTACACCAATGCGCAGCACTCTACAAAGCGTTGGAGCGTTATTATGGACAAAGCCTTCGACAACAAAGCATTATCGGGTTCAGATATCCCTTTTCCATTCGAATCAGAAATTGGACGTCGGTTAACTGTTGGTGACATTTGTCATTATAATGAAGGTGTTGCTAAAAGTGCAAAACAATTAAAAGCAGAAGGTATTGATACATTTGATGCTGCTAATCCAGATCACTACACTGTTATTCCTAAAATGAACAAGATCAACAAGATTGGCAAAACTTCATGGGACAGTTTTGCTTATGCGTTAATGATGGGCCACAATGTGTATTGTCATATTGCAGCAGTGCAACGTGCAAATCAGTTAATGGATATTGAACGTGCTAAATCCAAACCAGACTGGCGTCATTGGAATAAACTAAATGCCAAAGATAGCACTGGTGATCAATACAGTGATTGGGTACCGCGCAATTTACTATACTTTGATCGATTCGTCGAAGAACTGTTTAATACTGCTACCAAAGTTGAAGCATTTGAACTGATTAAGAAAGCAGGTAACTTCCTGCGTGGGTTGGAAGGTTCTCGTCTACAAGGCGGCCCAAAGCAGAATACGTTTAACAACTTGTTTGATCTTGAAGAAGTAACGCTTGCTGAGGAAATTGATCTAGCCAGTTCTGAAGATGAGCAATTACGTGCGCTTGAACAAGACTTGGATGCCGAACTTTAAATAAAGGAATACTATGACACCTGAACTAGATAATAAATTATATAATCAATATCCTAAACTATTTGCACATCGAAATTCTTCAAGTTACGAATCTGCAATGGCATGGGGGTTGGCAGTTAATGACGGATGGTACAATATTATTAACGTCTTGTGTTACAGTATTCAATCACGAATTGATTATTCAAGAAAGCAACGTGCATCTGCCATTAAATATAATCGTGCACTGACTCGTGCACTCGATGGCGACACTGACGGAATGTCGCGATATTTTTCATCAGTTACACCAACGCCGCAATGGGCAATTAATTTTAGCGAAAAAGCAATAGATGATGCAACATACAAACTTGTGCCAGATGCGGTCCCTCAACTAATAGTCATGCAAGTTAAAGAAAAGTTTGGTACTCTGCGATTTTATGCTGATGGAGGCGATACTACAACATATTGTATGATAAACATGGCAGAAAGCATGTCTTCATGCACTTGCGAGCAATGTGGTTCACCAGGCATATTACGCAGCAGCAGGTGGGCACGTACTCTTTGCGATTTGCATGTTTCCCACGAATAATACAATTAATTTTTGACTTGACTGCTGCTAAAGAATATGTTACAATTATAGTGTAATAGTATCTTTAGCAGTATAACAATCAAAGGTTAACATGGCAAAGCGTAGTTTAATAGTAGGAATGGGAATTGGTCAATTATATAAAGATGTCCTCACTAATTTAGGGCATGAAATAGTAACAGTTGATATTGATACAACCAAAGATGTCAACTTCCATTCTGTTCAAGACGCCCTTGACAAATATCAAATATTTGACACAGTGCATATTTGTACTCCAAATTTCACACATTACGATATAGCAGAGCAAGTTGCATCGCATGCATGTATTGTATTCGTAGAAAAACCCGGAGTTGAAACAAGCGAATATTGGAAACATCTAATTGAAGCTAATCCGTGGACTCGATTCATGATGGTTAAAAACAACATGTGGCGAACAAATATTAAAGAATTGAAACAGTGTGCTGAAGATTCTGTTCAAGTAAATATTGATTGGATTAACATTGATAGAGTGCCAAATCCAGGTACATGGTTCACCACAAAGAGGTTATCGTACGGCGGTGTTAGTCGAGATCTTATGCCGCATCTGTTGAGCATATTCATGGCACTGGATACAGCATATTCCAAATACCAAGAAACTATTGTATTCTCTGAACAACAATGGAAATTAGAAGATTTAACGCAAACCGATTACGGCGTAGTAAAACACGACGGTACGTATGATGTTGACGATTTTTGTCAATTGCAATTTCGACGACTAGATAAGATTTGGAATCTTCGAGCGCAGTGGCGAAATACAGTGATGGATAGTAAACAGATTGAATTTATTATGACGGATGGTTCTAGTAAAATATTTGAATTAGGTCTTTGCCCAGAAGATGCTTACCAAAATATGATTGCAGACTCAGTAGCCAACATGGATAATGACGAATTTTGGTTAGCTCAAAATTTTCAAGATTTATGGATACACCAAAAAGTTGAGTCACTATGAAATTTAAAGACGCACAAAAAAACACGCTAGCAGGAATTACAACTAGTCTGGCAATGGTCCCTGAAGTAGTTGCATTTGCGTTATTAGCACAAATTAATCCAATAGCAGGACTATATGCTGCATTCATATTAGGATTAGTTACTGCAATATTTGGCGGACGAACAGGACTTATTAGTGGCGGTGCTGGCAGCCTTGCAGTAGTTAGTGTTGCACTGGTTATCACTCACGGAATTGAATATCTATTTGCATGTATAGTTATTATGGGTATTATACAATTTGCGTTCGGAGCTTTAAAATTAGGCAATTTGATTAAACTGGTGAGCCCTAGTGTGATGACAGGATTTGTTAATGGTTTAGCTCTTGTTATTTTCTTTGCTCAGTTCCACCAATTAAAAACTAATGATGTATGGGTCATAGATCCGCAATTGTATATTATGATGGGATTGATTGTTGTAACAGTATCCAGTGTATTCATTGCTCCCAAACTAACACGCATTATTCCTGCAAGTTTGTTTGGAATTTGTGTAGTTACATTAGTTACTATTACTTTTGACATTAATACAGCAGTGGTAGGGGATATAGCAAAAATTGGAGGAGCATTTCCGACCTTTCATATTCCGCTGGTTCCAATGACATTGGAAACTTTATGGATTGTATTACCTTATAGTTTAATATTATCGGCAGTTGGTTTGATTGAAACACTTTTAACTGCTAACTTAGTTGACAGTATTATAAATGATCCAAATAATAAAGCTCGTCCTAATAAAGAAAGTATGGCACAAGGTGCTGGTAATTTTTTAACTGGACTTTTTGGCGGCATGGGTGGATGTGCCATGATAGGACAAACTGTAATCAATCTTGAAGCAGGCGGATTTCAAAGGCTAGCTGCTGTTGTTCAGAGTTTATGCATTCTTGCTTATATTTTATTTGCATCATTTATTATTGAATCAATACCACTTGCTGCACTAATAGGAGTAATGTTTGTTGTATGTTATCATACTTTTGATTGGAGTAGCCTAAATATTAGAAATAAGCCAACAGAAGATACTTGTATTATGTTAGTAGTAACTGTATTAACTGTTGTGCTCAATCTTGCATATGCAGTAATATTAGGAGTTTTGCTGACAAGTGTGCTATACTATTGGAAACATGTTAAAAAAGATCTATGAAAACTAAACTATTATATACTGCAGGTGATGGTAAATTTGTGGAGACAGACTGGGAAGTTCCTGCGTTGTTGCCAAATCAAATCATGGTTAAGGCTGTGATGACTGGGGTATGTCGCAGCGATATTGATATGATGTCAGGCGGGTTTGGGCCGTTGCCAATACATATGAGTGGGCATGAAGGACTTGGCAAGGTGATGGAAGTAGGCAGTGGTGTTTCAAACATCAGCGTAGGCGATTATGTTGCAACACGAGGTGAACCTGCATACGCAAATTGTTATCCGTGTAATGATGGAGAATTTGTGCAAGTGCCCGTTGCACATGCTCGATATATTTTAGAACCAGTGGCATGCGGAATTAATCTAATCAATCAGCCAATGCGTGAAATTATTGAACGCAGCGGTCCAGGAAAACGCTTGTTGATTATAGGCAGTGGATTTCTTGCGTGGGTTGCATATCATACCATCATGCTCAACCATCTAGAATTTGATATCACTGTGCATGGACGTAGTAATGTAGCCATGTGGGGAAATAAATTATCTAATGTAATCAACGGCGAATTTGACGTGATAATTGATCTTAATAGTGGTACTCAAGTATTCAATGATGAAATTGTAAAGCCTAATGCGCTGGTTGTGCTGGGTGCTCAAAAAACAGTAACCACTGATTTCAGTTCGTTATTGTGGAAAGCATGCACTATGATTTTTCCAAGCCCACGCACTGCAGGATTCCTGCAGTGCATGAAAGACGCTGAAAAATGGATAACAAACGGCGATATTCAGGTTGATTCTTTCTGGACTACCTGTTATAATCGTACTACACAATGGCAAGATGCATTTGCAGACGGTGCAGCTAGACCACCTGGTTATAGCCGCGGTTACATTAAATGGGATTAATTAAATGTTAGATACACAAGCAAGGCAACATGTAACTTATTTTGTAGGAACTGAAGTAGAACATACTATTGCATATGGTATGAAGACACTTTTTGTAGTGGGTACTCCCCCGCTAGAAGAAATTGTAAAAAATGCGCAGCAAAATAACTGTAAGCATGTATATCTTGGTACTAGTCAAAGTTTCAATCCATCATTGGAAAATGGTGAATATGACCAGTGGGGACAATTGATCTTTGCATTGTTAGCTGAAGAATTTTTTGTTACATTGGATTTTGATTCTACGCATGCTGCAAATGTTCTTGAATATGGATTTGATGAGAACACTCGGTTTATTGCAATGATCAGTGTTAAATTACCGTATATTAATCAATTCAATTATAATGCAACACTTAAATTGGATGATATCACATGGGGTCACAGTAATCCAGGTGTATGGACACATCAACTACACGACTTGATGGCAAAAGACAAGTACACATATTGGGATCAATACACCCAAGATACTACACTATAATTAAAGGAAAGTATGACAACTAATACATATATTAAAGTGCGAGCAGAATTTGAAGGATTTCATTGCTATCCTGCAGCAGGTACAATTGATCCGCGTATTAAATTTCTAGAAAATGATCATAGACATATTTTCAAAGTAGAAGTTAAGATCCGAGTTTCTCATCTTGATCGTGAACTAGAATTTTTCCTAGTCAAATGGGCACTACAAGATTTTATTAAAGCAGGACAAATGAACCATATGAGTTGCGAAATGATTGCAACAGGTATCTTAACAGATCACTTGATGCCAAAATATGGCATTGATCGATATTATGAGATTGTAGTGTCTGAAGATGGTGAATCAGATGGTATCGTTGAATATATTCCAAATCAGTATCGTTAAACAATTATCAAATTAATAAAATAGTTTTAAAAATTAGTTGACAACAATGTATTTTTACTGTATAATTAAGGTATCAATTAAGCAATTGATACTTTATTTTAATTTAACCCCTTTATAAGTAATATAAAAAAATGGCTATTCCTACTTTTATTCAAAAAACTCTTAAAATGAAACCAGAAGTTACTAAGGTATTTGATGACCTTGATGCATGGTTGAATTATTGTCGTCTTAATCTAATTAAGTTCGATCCATCAGAGCTATATCGCTCCCCAACATATCGCTCATTTATTAAAGAAAAAGAGTATTTTGAACGTAAAGCACGTCGTGATGCAAAAGCTCTACGAGAAACATCAAGTAAGTAATTGTTAAACTATTAGTAAGAATACAGAGCTTTTGGGCTCTGTAGTCATATAAGGCAAAAAATGAAACCTACGATTTGGATTTTTAGTTTAGAACCATTGCCAACAAGATATACTTGCGAATGGCATAGTTACGTCCCTGAATTATTTAAAGATAAATTAGTTAATAGATTTAATGTTGTGCAAATAAACGGTTTTCAAAAAGACAGCGAACTAACTCCTGGTGCGTTTTTAAATTTTTCTGATACTAATTATTGGAAAAGTTCGCAGCTTTGCAACTTCTTAGATTATCATAATAAAGGTCTGACTTCTTCCAATGACCATATCATATTTACAGATGCATGGAATCCTGCAGTAATTCAATTAAAGTATATGAGTGATTTGTTAGACTTTAACTGGAAACTGCACGGACTATGGCATGCAGGTTCATACGATGGCGAGGATTTTTTAGGACGATTAGTTGGTAATAAGCCGTGGGTAAGGAATGCTGAGAAAAGTTTTTATCATGCGTTTGATCACAACTACTTTGCTACCGAATTTCATGTTAAGATGTTCATTGATGAATTACTGCATGATGGACGCACTTCAGAAAATGCATGGTATGAAGAAGATTTTGATGCAAGGTACGACGATGGAAAAATTGTACGTGCTGGCTGGCCAATGGAATATATGTTAGATACTTTAACTCCATATAAAAATATCCCCAAACGCGATCTTATTTTATTTCCTCATCGTATTGCTCCGGAAAAACAAGTTGAAATCTTTCGAGACTTAGCATTACAATTGCCTCAATACGAGTTTGTAGTATGTCAAGATCAGAAGCTAACCAAACGTGAATACCATACTTTATTAGGGCAGTCCAAAATTGTTTTCAGTGCGAATCTGCAAGAAACTTTAGGTATCAGCTGGTACGAAGGTGCAATAGTGGATGCAGTTCCCATGGTACCGAATCGACTTAGTTATTCAGAAATGGCACATGATGAATTTAAATATCCAAGTGAATGGACTAAATCATATACTTCTTATGTTCAACATAAAACAGAATTATGTGCATTAATTGTTAAAACTATGAGTAATTATGATACACTACTCCCACAACTACGCAAGCAAGTAACCTCATTAACTAATGAGTACTTCTCAGCAACCAATATATTAAAAAATATTAAATGACTTGCCCTGAACAATTAACATTATTTGACAAGCAGAATGCGCTATGCCAAGAATTAAATGAAATAAACGCATATCGATTGTATTGGATGTTGGAAAAATGTCCTACATTACGTAATAGTTGGAATGCATTTGTTATTGATTATAAATTATGTTCATCCATCATCATTGAGGAATAATATGAAACAATTGGAAGTTAGCAACGACAAATTCAAAAATTTAGTTAGTAAAATCTGCCGGGATATTATAATTAGTGATTGGCGGCCAGATTATGTAGTAGGTATAGGACCGTCTGGTTTGTTAGCAGCAGTTATGATTAGTAATTATTTAAATGTGCCCATGCAATCAGTGGATATTAATTTAGTGGAAGGTGGCTCCACTAGCAATTTAGGTATGGCAGAAGATGCATTTGGATATGTAGATGCACCTAAAAATATTTTAATAGTTGACGATTTTAATAGTACCGGCTGTGTATTCAATTGGATCATAGAGGACTGGCCAAGTGGGTGTGTTCCGTCTAGCGCATGGTGGAATGAAGTTTGGAACAAAAATGTTCGATTTGCTGCTTTAGTAAATAACTTAACCAACACTTGTAATACTGAAATTGCATATACTGGAATGGAAATTGATATGACTGAAGATCCTGTAGCGGTATATTTTCCTTACTCTCAATGGTGGTCTAAATAAAGTTGAGTTTATTTGTAATAGAATGTATAATATATATATGAACAAACAAACTCAAGAAGTGCTAATTATCCTCCAAGAAGAATGCGCTGAAGTAATTCAAGCAATTAGTAAATGTTTTCGTTTTGGACTTGATAACTTTAAAGCAAATACAGTACAAACTAATGTACAACATCTAGAAGAGGAATTAGGAGATTTGATTGCAATGATGAATATTCTTGTGGAATCAGGTATCATTAATCAAAGTACAATTGATGCGGCTGCGGTAAGTAAAATACAAAAATTAAAGAAATGGTCAAATATATATGAGTAAAATTAAAGTAAGTGAATTGTTCTATTCCATACAAGGTGAAGGCAGATATATGGGAGTTCCTAGCGTGTTTCTTAGGACTTTTGGCTGCAACTTTACCTGTAGCGGGTTTGGCATGCCCAGAGGAGAACGCAGTGTCGAAGCAACTACCATCGCTACACAGGCAATTAACTTTACAGACTATAACAAGCTACCATTAGTCAGTACTGGTTGCGATAGTTATGCTTCGTGGATGCCTGAATTTAAAAATCTTAGTCCTATGCTAACTGATGATGCTATTGCATCACGTATTGTAGAAATTCTACCTAAAAACATATGGGCAGACGCGCATTTAGTTATTACAGGCGGTGAACCATTGTTAGGTTGGCAGCGAGCGTATCCTGAATTACTTAATAACAATAAGATGTCAGATCTTAAAGAAATTACGTTTGAAACAAATGGTACTCAGGTGTTAACACCTGTATTTAAAGAAGAGTTATTAAAATGGAAGTCTGCCAATCAACATTTAAATAGAGAAATTACATTTAGTGTAAGTGCCAAACTCCCGTGTAGTGGCGAAAAATGGGAAAATGCAATCAAGCCATCTATAGTGTGTGAATATGAACAAGTTGGCACTGCTTATTTGAAGTTTGTTATTGCTACTGAAGAAGACCTTACAGATGCATTACGTGCAACAGAAGAATTTCGCGCCGCTGGATTTAAAGGATATGTGTACCTAATGCCAGTAGGTGGTGTTGAATCAGTGTATGCTTTAAATAATAAAGCAGTAGCATTAATGGCAATGAATAACGGACTGCGTTATAGTGATCGATTGCAAGTTCCCCTCTTTAAAAACGCATGGGCAACTTAATATGATAAGTGATGGTATATCAAATATATTTGATACTTATTGGTCTTTAAAATTTGCGTTGCTCCCTCATCGCTGTATTAAAAGCAATAAGTGGATATGGCTTACTCTTGCGTATCGAGGTGAAACATTAATCAGATATGATATAGAGCGGTTTAAACGTATAACATGGATGTCTAAACAAGAATTTTTATTTTATGAATTACGAGGTCTGGAATGAAACAATTAATTAATAAATTATTTGGTATTGACAAACTAATAGCTGCTAAAAATAAAGCAGAAAAAGAATATACAGAAATCGCTGCCAGAGTAGAACAATCAGTGGAAAGAGAAGCAGTTGCTCTTGAATCAGAACGGGTTGCTAAATTGACCCCAAAAGCATTAGCTACTGAAAATAAAGAACCGTGGGTCGCAGTAATGGACACACATGTTAACAAAGATAATTTGCGTAATGGTTTCTTTGAGCTTGACTGGAATGAGTATTTTGTGTTACAATTACGTACTGCAGGATATCCTGGAAACACAGACGAAGAAACAGTTGATATCTGGTTCACAGAACTTTGCAGGAACGTAGGAGCAGAAGATGGTGTTAACATGGATCGACGTGGTTCAGGTTTCATCAATGTTAATGACTTAGGAAATGGCAGAACAGAGGTAAGCTAATGAAAAAAACTTTTATTCATCTTGATACAGCAAATACTTTTTTTAGAGCACGTCACGTAGTACGTGGTACTGCTGAAGAAAAAGTGGGCATGTGTTTGCAGACTGTATTAATGAGTCTGAGAAAAGCATGGCGTGATTTTAAAGCAGATCATGTAATTGTGCATCTCGAAGGCAGATCCTGGCGTAAGGATCACTATGCTCCGTATAAACGACAGCGGACAGAAGCGCGTGCTGCGCAAAATCCACGAGAGCAGGAAGAGGATCGGCTATTCTGGGCGACATTTGATGAATTTCAAGTATACATGACCAGTAAAACTAACACATCTGTTCTAAGACACTCTCAATTAGAAGCAGATGATTTAATTGCAGGATTTATTCAAGCACACCCGGATGATATGCATGTTATTATTAGTACAGATGGAGATTTTGCTCAACTAATTGCTCCTAATGTACGGCAATACAATGGTGTTTCGGGCATCACAATTACTCACGAAGGGTATTTTGATGATAAAAATAAACGAGTAGTTGATAAGAAAACCAAAGAAGTCAAGCCAGCACCAGATCCAGAATGGATGCTATTTGAAAAATGCATGCGAGGTGATACTAGCGATAATATCTTTAGTGCATATCCAGGAGTACGTACTAAAGGCAGTAAAAATAAAGTGGGACTGCAAGAAGCATATGCAGATAGAGATTCTAAAGGATATAATTGGAATAATATGATGCTGCAACGATGGGTTGATCACGAGGGAGTTGAACATCGCGTATTAGATGACTTTAATCGTAATCGGTTGCTATGCGATTTAACTGCACAGCCTGATGAAATTAAATTATTAATTAAGGAAACTATCCATACTGCAACAACTGCAGGTAAAAGTATCCCACAAGTTGGCGTACATCTTATGAAATTTTGTAGTAAACATGACTTAGTAAAAATTGGCGAACAAATTCAGAGCTATGCAGATCCACTTAACGCAAGGTACCCCGTATGACTTCAGTTGCTAAAATTTTAATTCCTGGTAAAGAATGGTTAATTACCAATAACAAAGAGAAAATTGGTTCGGTGGCAAGGGCATCAAAGGGGTTTGTGTTCATTCGAAAAGGAGAACATTTGAATTTTCAATATTTAACCGAGATTAATAAACAGTTCAGCATTAATATTCTTGAGGATAGCTTGTTAAGCACTAATATTGTATTGGCAGATGTTACTAATTTTTCTATCTACGACTTCCCGTGTAGCTCAAAACCGTTTGACCCGGTATACAGTGTTAAAGAAAAACTACCTTTATATACTAAAAGCAATAAAAGCGTTAGTCAATACTGTGCCGGCTATTATCTTATTCAATTTAAAAAAGGATGGGTTAAAAGTTTTTGTCCAAAATTGATTACACTGGAGAGATATCCTTTTCAAGGCCCTTATACTAATACTAGCTCGATGAAAACGGCATTAACTATTTTGAATAAGGCAGGCAAGCAATGAAACAGCTCAATACACTACCTATTGAAGATTTTTTAGATAACGCACGAGTTGCAATTAAGTCTAATCAAAAAAATATGACATTATCTATTAAAGAAGTTTCTGATTTACAAAATAGTCTAAGTATTGTTATGACTAGATTAAGCGGTGAATTAGATAAATTAGTACTAAACACTTCTAACAATAATGTTGAAATTAGAGTGGATGGCGGTAATTTTTAGTTAGATATACTAAATATACAGAATGGAGATTTTGTATATGATAATTAATGATCGGATGTACTCACTAAAATATAATTCCTTAAAATTAAAAGGAGTTATAAGTGAGTAGACCAAAACCAAAGGTATTGTTGGAAATCACCAATAAGAAAACTTATAAAACAGAGCAAGTACTGGAATCAGAAGCTATTTGGGCAGTATTTTATCTAGACAACCCTATTAATTTAAAAACTAGTAGTCTTGTAGTACAACAACTAGGACCAAAATATAAAAAAGTTAGTTTTTCTAATTCTGGACATGCTATTAATCTTGCAGAGAAATTAAATAAGTTATTTTCTTCAAAAGATTTTTCAGTATATAAGTTAACTACTGGTGAAAAATTAGTCGATGATTCAATCATCTGAAATTACTAAAAAAGTTCTGGAGATAACCAATCCTGCAGCAACACCTCTAGATTTTCAATCAGCATTAACTAGATGGTGGGCGAATCGCCGAAAAAAAGTACAAGGTGGATTGAGATTGACTGAGGATGGCTTTGCTGCACTTCAGTCAGCCCAGATTGAATCTTATAAAGTAAAATTTGAGGAGCCTCTTCTACTTACAAATCAGTTGATCATATGGTTAGATCACTATATTGAATGTCCGTTTTATCTCAATTGCAAAGAGATTTATGTGTTCAACGAGAGCATGGCTATACAATTGATGTTATTCTCCGGTGATATCCAAAAATTTAGTGCTGCGAAAGCAAAATAGCTAAAAAATACTTGACTATCGTCATTCTTTCCTGTATAATAGTTATATATTGATGCATATTGCAGTCAATATTACTTTAACCCACTTGAAAGAATATTATGGCAGAGCAAATTTCATCAAATCGTACAGTTACCCCAAACGCTGCAAAACGCAGCATCCGCAAGTGTATCAATATCCAGCGCCCAGTATTCATGTGGGGCCCGCCAGGTATTGGAAAATCCGATATTGTTAAACAAATTGGCGACGACGCCGGACGTGAAGTAATTGATGTTCGACTGTCGTTGTGGGAGCCTACTGATATTAAAGGTATTCCTTTTTACAATGCTGCACTAGGAACCATGTCTTGGGCACCCCCTTCAGAATTGCCCACTGATCCGAATAGTACTGCTATCTTGTTTCTAGATGAATTGAATTCTGCTGCCCCTGCTACTCAAGCGGCTGCATTTCAGTTGGTGTTGAATCGTCGCGTGGGCACTTATATCTTACCAAAAGGTGTAAGCATTGTTGCTGCAGGCAATCGGGAAGCAGATAAAGGTGTTACATACCGCATGCCTGCACCACTTGCTAATCGGTTTGTGCATTTGGAACTATGTTCTGATTTTGATGACTGGCTACAATGGGCTACAACCAACATGATTCATGAGCATGTTGTTGGATATTTGTCTTTTGCTAAACAGGATCTGTATGATTTTGATCCGCGTAGTGCAAGTCGGGCATTTGCTACTCCGCGTTCATGGTGCTTCGTAAGCGAACTATTGATGGATAATGATTTGCCAGTAAGTATTCTCACTGACCTTGTTGCAGGCGCAATTGGAGAAGGTCTTGCTATTAAGTTTATGGCGCATCGTAAAATTGCTGCACAAATGCCTAACCCAGCAGATATTTTAAGTGGCAAAGTTAAGAAATCTGATATCAAAGAAATTTCAGCAATGTATTCGTTGACAGTTTCCATGTGTTATGAGTTGCAAACTGCACATCAAAAGAAAGTTGACAATTGGGATGCTATGGCAGATTGCTTCTTTGCGTTCATGATGGATAACTTTCCAACTGAATTAGTTGTCATGGGGGCTAAAGTAGCGTTGACAAATTATGCATTGCCGTTTGATGCATCCAAGTTGAAAAACTTCGATCGGTTCCATGAACAATTTGGTAAGTACATTATTTCAGCAATGAAGAATTAAACAAAAGGGCATATGCCCTTTTATCATTTATTAACAATAGAAAGGACATTAGATGACCATTATTACAAGATCCGATAAACTAGGGTGGGATATTGTAATTTCTGCTGCGAACGGCACTACAGTTCGCTCTATTATCAAATGCCAAGGCGGTTTTATGATAGTAAATGGATTTCTTACTCCTGACACTAGTATCTTTCAATCATCATTTCGCAGCGCTATTAGACTAATAAGGGCTGGACAGATCTAATTTGCTTGACGTCGTACTATATATAATGTATAATGTAATTATACACTCAGGAGTTATAAATGACAAATACTACTACAAAGCGTACCAAGCAACTTAAAAATACCGAATTTACTGCTGTTGAAAAAAATAAAATTGTTGAAAAATTAGTTACTGCACGAGTAGGACTACTTCTGCGGCATCCGTTTTTTGGAAATCTAGCTACACGAATGCAGCTAGTTGATGCAAGTGACTGGCTTGGAACACTTGCAACAGATGGCCGAAAATTTTACTTTTCTAATGATTTTGTACATCGTCTTACTCCTAAAGAAGCAGAGTTTGGATTTGCACATGAAGTATTGCATAATGTGTTTGATCATATGGGACGCCGCAATGATAGAGATCCGGTGTTAAGTAACATTGCAGCCGACTATGCTGTTAATCAAATTCTTAAAGATGAAAAAATTGGTGAAGTACCTAGTTGGATTAAAATTTATCAGGATAATAAATATCGCGGGTGGTCTTATGAACAAATTTACGACGACCTTTACGAAAAAGCTGACAAGATTGATATTAGCAGTTTAGGTGAACTGTTGGATGAACATCTTGAGGACGGCGATTCGGATGCACCCGGTAAGCCAACACTAACAGACGAAGAAAAAAAGGAAATTCGGGACGAAATTAAAGAAGCAATGGTTGCAGCCGCACAAAGTGCTGGTGCCGGAAAAGTACCTGCATCTGTTGCTCGAATGATACAACAGTTCACTGAACCTAAAATGGATTGGCGGCAATTGTTACGTGCTGATATTCAAAGCATTTTACGAAGTAATTTTAGTTTTAGTCGCCCTAATCGTAAAAGTCAACACTGCGGCGCTATTTTGCCAGGCATGATGAACGAAGTAACTATTGATGTGAGTATTGCAATTGATATGAGCGGCAGTATTTCTGATGAACAAGGTAATGATTTCATGAGTGAAATTAAAGGTATCATGAATGAATTTCGTGACTTCACTTTAGAAGTATGGTGCTTTGATACTAAGATCTATAATTACGAAAAGTTTACTGGGGATAATGCAGAAGCCATTACGGACTACCGTGTTACTGGTGGCGGTGGTACTGACTTCAGTGTAAACTTTGAATTTATGAAAGAAAATGGTATTCACCCTAAGAAATTTATCATGTTTACTGATGGATATCCATGCGGGTCATGGGGAGATCCTGATTTCTGTGACACAATGTTTGTTATTCATGGTAATGATACTATTGAATCACCGTTTGGTCAAACTGTATATTACAAATAAATTAGCATCTGATTGCGTAGTATTCCCATATCATTTACATAAATAAGTAGGTACTTAATGTCATTACTACGCAACTCTGTTAATCCTTTGGAAGTTTTAAACTTACGCAAGTTAACGTTTATACCAGCACATTTTAAACGTATAACAGTTAAAGAACCTGTTGATTGTAAAATGATAGAGCAATGGATTAATTACAATTTGAATAGTCGGTATGCTATCAAAAAAACTGTTGCAGTTAATCAATTTAAGATATTGATTAAAGTTGTAGAAATAGGCATAGAAGATCATAAGGAAGTTACTATGCTAACATTAGCATGTCCTTATTTACATATAACTTAAAGGAATTTAAATGAATACCCAACCCCAAGTCAAAGCAGAAGTAGCAACACAACCTGAACTAACCATTGCAGATTTGCAAAATATTAGCGCAATTATTGATGCTGCAGTAAGGCGCGGCGCGTTTGGCGCTGCTGAAACAACTTCAGTTGGTGCAACTTTTGATCGGCTCAGTGCATTTTTGGTGGCAGTCACTCCAGTGGAACCAGTAGTAGATGCCCCAGCAGAAGAAGTTTAATAGGAGATTTATATGAAACATGTGGGAAAAATGAAGAATAACGGTGCCAAAATCGTTATCGCGTATCGTACATTACCTGGCGATGCCAACAGTGCACTAGTAGTGGGTACCGGTAATCTAGGGGAAGCATATCATGATTCTCTCATGAATCTGATCCAAGATACAAACGCACAACAAGCAAATGAACTGGCAGATGTGCTAGCAGTTCGAAAGTTCCCAGACGGTAATACCATGCTAAACTGGTTACATACCTACGGTCACTTGAAAAAAGTCCCAACCAATATGGTTATTATGACTCCTAGCACACAAACTACGTTGCCTCTTGATGAATTAAATCAGCTAATTGCTGATCAAAAAGGTGTGACAATTGAAGAACTATCAATTACAGACGGAGTTGCTCCGAAGAAGCCGCGCACCACAGAAGCACCGAGTAAAACTGCTCCTGCATTAATTGAGATGGTCCAGGAAGACAAAACATTATCCCCTGCTGAAATGAGATCAAAAGCTGATGCACTTTTTAAAGAAGCCCAGCTATTACGAAAAGTTGCAGATGATATTGATCCTCCGAAGCGCAAAGCTAAAAAAGTAGTTGCTGAGGCAGAATGATTTCTAGTGTAGTTGCGGTAGAGCAAGGCTGTGGCATAGGATTTAATGGTTCTATGCCATGGCCGCGCCTTAAAGAAGATATGCAATGGTTTAAAGAATTAACCACCGGACATATTGTTATAATGGGTTCAACTACTTGGAAAGGGTTTTTAAAGCCATTACCAAATAGAATTAATATTGTTATCAGCAGATATCATCACATGGACGCAGACTATTGCTATACATCTCCAATTGATGCTATCGGAGAATGTCATTCACTACATCCTGAAAAGAAAATATTCATAATTGGTGGGCAAGAACTTTATGACAGTACCATACATCTAATTGATAATTTTTACATTACCGAAATAGCAAGCCACTATAAATGCGATAAGTTTTTTGACTTATCATATGTACAAAAAAACTTTGTTAGTCGCCTAATTTCACAGCATACTGATACCAAGTCGTCAGTTGCGTTTACAATTAAAGAATATTCAAAATGATAAATTATTCAGAACAAGTATACCTTGATGCATTAAAAAATATACTAGAAAATGGCGAGGATCGACCTGATCGAACAGGGGTAGGAACACGTGGTATATTTGGATTACAAATGAGATTTGACCTTACTGAAGGATTTCCTGCAATTACAACAAAAAAGTTAGCATGGCGAGCAGTAGTCAGCGAGCTGCTGTGGATCTTGGAAGGTAGTGGTGATGAATATCGCTTACGTGAGCTATTACACGGTGATCGAGGTTCCCCCAATAAGACAATTTGGACTGGCAATGTTAATGCAGATTATTGGGTCAAAAAACGTATGCAGCGGCACGCAGGTGACCTTGGCAGAATTTACGGTGTACAGTTACGAAAATGGCGCAAGCCGCTAGTCCGTAGTAATAAAGTAATACTACAGAATCATGATCAGCTGTTGGAATTAATTGAAGGTATTAAACACGATCCTTATAGTCGTCGCCATATCATCAGCTTTTGGAATCCTGGAGAGCTCGATCAAATGGCACTACCCCCGTGTCATATGGTGAGTCAATTTTACGTTAGCAATGGAAAACTAAGTTGTTCTATGTATCAACGCAGTGCTGATTTTTTCTTAGGAATGCCATTCAATATTGCATCCTACGCATTGCTTACACACATGATTGCGCAAGCATGCAATCTGGAAGTGGGAGATTTAGTTATATCAGTGGGAGATGCTCATATATATCAAAATCATATTGAACAAGTAAATGAGCAATTAGCAAGAGTACCATTTGCAATGCCAACTCTATCATTAGATGAAGATGTTTCTCGCATAATTGATTTTACTATGGACGACATAGAATTGGTTGGTTATCAATCTCACGGCGCAATTTCTGCACCAATGGCTGTATAAGATAAACCATTATTAATTAAAAAATCCCTAACTTCCTAGGGATTTTTTTATGGGCTATTGAACTACGTTTGAGGAAGGGTATCCAGATATAGTACCTGGATATATATTATAGGGCTGCCATGTTGGTCCGCCAACTGCTTGATCAACTACCCGAAATCTGCGAATTTCAAATCCATTATAAGGTAATGTATAATTACAAAATACGCGGGCTTCAGATCCAATTGGTACTGCAATATCATTATAAGTTGTATTTGATTTCGCAGGGAACATTAGAGTTAATTGTGAAATTATAACAGCATTTTGTATAACCACATCATTATATATGTCTATATAACCGTTGGTTGGTGAAATTTTATCAATTTCTACATTTAACGATAAAAATTTATTAGTAAGCTGTCCTGTTACGTCAATATCGCCTATAATGGTAAGTCCCGCTACTACAGATTTTGCACTAGTGTTGAAGTAAGCAACCGATTCTGTAGGAGTCAATGTAAACGCAGTCGAAGAAAGAATTCCCAACGTGGTATTATAATTTTTTAGTAAACTTACGTCCTGATTAATATAATTAATATTCGTTAAGGGAGTAGTGGGTAGTACCCATCCATTCTCTCCTACTACCTTAGAGAACAACGGACTTGCGATAAGCAAGTCATTACCACTTAAAATTTTTAATTGATTACTATCTGTATCAAACCAAAAATCTCCAGTTGACAAATTTTCAGGTCGTGTACCCGAAACAATAGCACCGCTGATTGTTTTAAAGACAGCATCGTAAATTTTTAATCTTTTGGAAGTGGTATCATACCATAATTGCCCCAATAATGGATTAACTGGAGGAACTGAAGTTGGACTCGCGGAGTTGGCTAAAATTTTAATAAAGTTGTTATTTAAATTTTCACCATATGCATTTGCATTTTTTCCAATTAAAGATATGCTGGTAGTTGCCCTATCTATAATACCATCTGCAAGCAATAATAGCGTGGTTCCATCGGTATTTAAAATTTTATATGCCATAATTTATATCTTTATAATGTAGTATACAGTGCCGCCTGTTGCAGATAATAATGTAAGATTTGGGACGTTAAACGTTGGTGTAGTAGAGCCATAAGCATTACCTATTACTTCATATAATGCTGTGTAATTAGATTTTAAGTATGATGTACCGTCACACAGTATCCATCCTGCAGGAATATTGCTGGAAGATCCAAACATAATAATCATACCAGATGGATACAACGGTACAGTCTCTCCGTACACTGTACCGTATATCTTTGTGCCTACACTTCCAATAGAACTAGCATACACATGCCTAAATGCTAGTGATTCGGAACCTAAATCAAATATATCGTGTATACTGGGTTGAATTGCAGGACCTTCTGTATAATCACTGCCTACTGTCAATACTCCATGAGACAGTGTATCTCCCACCACTATTAAATTTTTATTAATACTAATACTATCTCCCACACTAATACTGCCTATCACACTAATTGCATCGCTAGCAGTTGAAGTAACGGTTAATGTACTCAATATTCTAACAGTTCCCCATACGTCTAATGTAGGGCTTGCAGTATTGGTAGTGGTGTTAATGCCTACAGAATGATTTTCTGCAGTGATAACATCTATTAATGCGCCGCCAGCACTGGGAGTTGTTTTTAAAATAATTTTACCGGATGGTCTACTGTTTAACAGTACTGCATCGTTGACTAATTTGTAAAATTGTATGTATTGTGAATCATCTACTGTGGAAATTACTACTCCGTCATTACCTAACGTATCAGTGCCGCCAGGAGTACGATATTGCATTTTTCCGGTTATTACTTGTCCTGCATTAGTAGGGTCATCTTTTTTTAAAAATGACGAAGCACTGTAAGATTGCCCGGATATCTCTAAATTTTGTGCAGATGTTGCAGTTGCATTGAGCCTGGCAGGGTAGCTGCTGTTAAGATTTATTCCTGCATATAATTTATCAAATCCAAAAATAACTACTCTGGGAGTGAAATTGTCTTTAGTAACGATGGATATAATTTCTCCGCCTACCCAATTTTTAATTACAAAATGACGGTTTGGCGGGTCAATAATATCGTCAAGGATAGCAGGTTCAGGTCCAGTTTTTGTGCCGCCGGTTCCGACGGATGGACCAACTACTGTCCAGCTATTGGTTCCATAAATTTTAAGTTGGTTGACTGAAGTATCAACCCAGATATCACCTGCCTTCAATCCAGCAGACGGCGAATTTTTTGGATCTGTTGATTGTTGATAGATTCCTGTAGCAGATGGCCATCGTGCACTGGTGTTTCCGCCATCCATTACTCTTAGTACTTTTTTGTTAGTATCACTAGTATCGTACCATAACTGGCCTTCAATTGGGTTGTTAGGTGGCATGGGACTGGAAAAGTTTTCTAACAAATGCAAGAAATTAGTCGCAACTTTTTCACCATAATTAGGATATCCTTTACCTACTAGAGATATACTGGTATCAACTGCATTGATACCCGGCGGCATATCCGGTACTGTGATAGTGGTAGTGCGTGCTGGATCGGTAAATTTTAATATGTATGGCATAGCTTACATTCCCGCTAACGATTGAATTCGTACAGTATAATCAATTTGAATCATTCTATTCAGTGATTTTTGCACAGGATGAAAAATAACGTGAGTCAATAAACTTCCCATATTTTCGCCGTCTGGACTATATGCTTTTAATCCTAGTTCATCAAAAATAAATGCACCTTCTGTATTTGTTGCATTATCAAATGCAGCTTGCCCGGCCGGCTCTCCAAAATCTAGTAAACAACTCACTATGATATCTGAATAATAAGTGCCTGTTATATGACGAACTTCCATAAAGTTTCTAGCAGGGTCCAAGTCACTATTATTCAGCTGTCTGGGATCAATGGTTTTATAATAAGTTTGATTATATAATCCAGCAGTATTACCGGACACATTAGGAGTAAGATACGTGATGATGCCTGTTTGATCCACTCTAGTGCCGCCGTTACCAAAAGCCATTTCTACTATAGTTCCATAGCCTTGATTGCTTAAACTTCGGGCAAGTGCAATTGAGAAGTTCTCATAGTGAATTGCATTACGTTTATTAATAAAGACTTCTTTGGTTTCAGGATCAAAGATCTTGATGTGACCTTGTACACTAATTGAACCACTTTCATTTGGCTTAGTGGTTTTAGGGGTATTATCAGTAGATTCGTAATTTTTCATAGTTTTATTATGTTCCATACTGTATTTATGATGGGTCATAATCAGCTAACATTTCCGTAGTAATATTTGTCTGGCAACTCTGCAGGTCGTGCTTGCAAGAATCTAGCAGGGGTAGTTGTACTTTGCATTAACGATTTTGTCGACGATATACTAATTTGATCATTCCATATTGCATCAATTACTGCTTCCTTTTTTACAATAATTAGCTCAATATTACGGTCTACACCAGTTTGTATATTCAATGTTAATAGCTGGGTCTCTTTATCTATAGAAAACTCAGGGTCTACATAATTTAATCCTGTGTAAATATATTTGTTTAGAGATCCAATTTCGGGTGCTGTGCTATATACCCAAACTTGATTAGTCTTTGTAACAACATATGCATCTCCTATAATATTAGTAGTTGGTAAATCTAATACTGTTGCGACCGATCCTTTAATATTTGCTACCGGGCTGTCAAACGATATCAGCAAGTCCTGACGGTAGCTACCAGTTTTTGATAATAGTCGGCCTGCATAATAAACAGATACTTGATCATTTACAGCAATAGTGTCGTCTGAAGATAGTGATATACCATCATTATTTAAAACTGTATAGGTAGAATTAATCATATAACTAGACACACCTGCAGTAGTTAAATGTTTCTGCTTAAGAATAGTTTCCTTAAACGGAATAGTCTGTTCAGGACTTTGATCAATTACTGTTGTACCAGTTGCATAACTATCTGCAGGAGAAGGCATTATACTTGTACTTATAAAATCTTTTGCAGATGTACCTAATGTGGATCTACGTAATTGAGTAATATAATCTCCTTTTATCTTATCAGTACCTGTTTTAAAAAACTCAATTCTTTCGTCATCTATGATAACTACACCTGGTATTTTTTTGGCAAGATACGGAGGGGTTAATACTGATACGTCACTGACATATATTTTATCATCTGTAAATAATACAGGATGAGTCAAATATGTAGAATTTTGTCCAGATAACCGCTTGTAGTGTGTTCTATTAAAAATATCTTTAAATATTCTATAACCCAATACTGTGCTAGCCAGTTTCTGACTACCTACACTGGTAATAACAATGGTATCAGTCAATTCATTTATATATGCATCACTTAATTGAACTGTACGACGATCATCTAATATTTCATAATCGACTCTATCAATCAAAGGTATACCGTTTAATTGTACCCATACATAGTTATCATCTAATATTTGACGACTGATCTTGTAACGACGATTAGCTATTCCAGGAAAACTTTCAGTACGCATCAACATATTATCATGATCAGTATAGGTTAGTACTTTAATATCTACATTGCTGACTGCAGTCATTAAAGTTAAAGTTGATCCAACAATGTTAAAATCATATTCCCCTGCTACTAATCCTACAATTGCAACTACATCTCCTGTTGTTAATAAAGTTTTACCAATAGTAATTGTATTTTTAGTCGACGATATTGTGAAGTCAAACCCTGGTCGTAACTCAATACCGTTTACATATACTTTTACATTTGCAATGGTAAATGTTCCAGGAAACGCATCTCTATTATTGTCAATTACAAAGGTGCGATTGTTGGTATTCGCTACTTCGTAATAGCTAACAGGTGGTGGTAATAATCTGCGTCGGCCGGTCGCGTCACTTATTTCAACAATGGCCTGTGCAGCATACGGTTCAATATTTCCAGGAGCATTTTTTAGAACAAACATAGTGGTAGGATCCGAAGACACTGTAAATACTTGTTCTGTTATTTCATTAAAATACTTTGGTACGCTGTCAAATCCAAAGAACCATGCATGTATTGCATTATTACCTGGCGGTAAATTATGCACATCAACTGCTGCCCTGTTATTATTTGCGCCACTATATGTTAATGAGTACCAAGTCGGGTATGAAGGTGTTGGTGCTGATGCAATCTTTATGCCGTTAACTGTAACGTATGCACTATTCACCGTTCCAAATATTGCTGCACTTTGTAGCTGAATGGAAGTGCTAGTAGTAACAATAAATGCATTATCAATCACTCCAGCACGAGTGTCGGCGCGCCCGCCCCCAATGCTAATTATAGTATATCCTAATTTACCTGATACTGATTGAGGAGGAATACTTATTTTATTATTGGTCCAGTCAATAGCGAATTGGGTGCTTGTAGTAAATGTAGTACTTGTAGTATAAGTTAATATTTTATTATCGAACACCACTGCAATATTTGCGAATGACGGAGGTGTAATACTTAGTGTTGCAGTAGTCACAGTACCAGTACTAGCAAATATACTGAAATTATTCGACAACACAACAGGAGCACCTGCTGGATTCTTTGTGTATACATTAATACCAACTGCTTCCACAACATGGCCAGGAACTAATTCTTCAGGTGCAAAACTTGATTCTGCTGATAAAAAATTATATCCGTCAACTGTAATTTCGTTAGGAGAAATTCCAGCCCATGAGCCGCCATCTATTATACTGTCTAAAATAGCTGCGTTTGATGCTGCCGCCCAAAATTCAATTACACTAGATGATATAACAGACTCTGATAATGTAGAACTAAAAGATATCTGATTAGTCACGGTGTTTATTGAAGTAACCATTACTTCTGTGGAGGTACTAAACTTATTTGACAATGAGCTAATTACGTTTGCATATTGTCCTATTGATAGTCCAGCAATACTATCTACTGTTAATGTATCTGCACCTACATCTGCAAAATCAACAATACTCGCAGTTGTATAATAATCAATATCATCTGCCCATGATGATGTACCAAACGGGTTTAATGGAAGATCCCAGTTACTAGAATAATCAAGCCCAATTCCATTAATTTGCACACCCGCATATTCAATACCAGACATTAGCTGACTTAACTCATTGCCTTGCATTCCGCTGCTTGGGCTATAATAATTTAAAATACGATCAGTTGCATTCATTAAATTTATATTTTTTGAATATTGAATTGTAAGTATTTGATTAGCAGCAGGCGGAGCTGCTAAGAATACCAATTTGCTAAGTTTAACACTGTATTCATTTTTTTCTGTATAATATTGAATAGTATAGTCGGAACTTAACACCAACTCACCGTCTAAAGTAATACTAACATTATTCTTGCTGGGTTCTGCGAGCCAGCTTAATACAAATTGAGTATTTGATCCGTTGCAAGTGAAAGTATCAACTACTCTACTATTATCAAACTCACTAGCTCTGTTTATTCTATCAAATTTTATACCAATTTTATTATTACGTACTTTGCCATTTGATAGTTGGGCGTAAGCATATGCAAGTATAGTTGGAATTCCGCCGCCATTTATTATCACTATAGGGGGAGTCTTATATCCAGTACCTGGATTAGTCACCACAATTGAACTAACTTCCCCTGATCTGATATAAGCATCTGCAGTTGCACCAACTCCGTCATCACCTAATGCTGCTTGAATAGAAACTGTGGGAGCAGAAGTATATCCTGCTCCAGGATTACCAACAGAAATACTACCTATTTCAAATAGATAATTTTCCTTCCATGCTTTCCACGGATAAGTGTCTATCAATGCATTACCCAAGTTAACTGTTTCAAAGTTAGCAGTATCTTTGTTGAATATAGCCGGTAAATCAAAATCCGTAGTATAGCTGTGGGTTGGTTCTAAAACGTCATAACCAGTGACGAATCGTCTGATATTCGTATGATATGGCTTTACTTCTCGCAAATAATCTTCATAATATGCACTGTTTTGCAATTTATAAACAGGACGTTGATCAAGTGCACCGGCACGATTCGTAACTGTCACAAACGACGTTTTAAATGCCCAATCTAATAATTTTTGCTCGGACAATGAATATTTCACTGCTTTAAAGAAAAACAGGTTCCAATTAATTTTTAACTTACCCACAAATAAATCATCACGTAATGCAAACAATATATATTGCAGTTCTAAATCTGGAGCAGCTTGCACACTAGCAGAATTCCAGACACTGTCAAGAATTTGAATTGTACCATGTTCTTTATAAACCAAATTAAATTCTTTGTTAAACTTAATTGAGTTTGGGCTAGACACATTTGTTTTTTCTAAAATAATATATCTGCCATCACCACCATTTTTAACTTTTACATACTGGCCAATTGACAAATCTATTAATTCATCTAACTGGTAAACTACATCAATGGTTGCTTGAAAATCAGCAAACTGATTATAACTAGCGTGCTGCCAATCAACATACTTCCAGTATAGCGGAGTATTATATTGCTGGGAGCGCACTTTGACCCATTTAGCAGATGTTGCATTAAACACAAATATAGACCACTTATTTTCAGAAGTAGAATCAACTTGCACTACTACTGTGTAAGGACGGATAATTAATTCAGGAGCATCAACGAATCCAGAGCCTGTTGCAATAATAGTTGCGGAAATAATTTGTCCTAATGAATTTATTTTAGTAGCAATTTCTGCGCCGGTCCCTGTGTTACTGATAATAGTCACACTAGGTGCAGTTTTATAGCCAACACCCGGATTAATAATAGTAACACTTCTAATTTGTCCGTTAGATACTGTGCAACTTAGTATAGGCACTGCATCTGCTTGCATGAGAGGATATGTGTCAATTAATTCCAATCTGTCATTGTCTTCGACTATTTGATCATAGTTATCAGCAGGTAAATTAGAAACTAATTCCTGTTTTTGTAAATTGAAAAAACTATAATTATTAGTTATTTGTTCACTGAGTAATATGCTGTTTGAAAATTCAATAACATTTCTAAGGGCAGCTTTTCTATCTTTAAATAATGTCTGTTGTGGACGTATTCCGATGCCGTATCGAGTTCTTGCAGTTAGTTCAGGAGAAGGAACAATATTTCCTAACGCATCATGTCCTAATAAACTATCCAATAATTTCTTTTCCAGCAATGTGTTAGGTACACTCTGAGCTGCACCTTCTTGTAACAATAACCATTCAGTGTGTTTTGGAATACTGTTGTCAATAATATCTGATGAAATATTCAAATGTATATTGCTTTCCACTAGCATAGGACTTATGTTAGAAATAGCAACTGCATTTTTAGCAATTACTGATACAAATTTCATACCATAAATTGAAGGCGCCGAAATCATAGAAGCTACTTGGTAAGCACTAGTTCTTCTATTTTTTGCAATTGGTAATGTAACTTTGTTCTTAACCCAAAAGTAATAAACATTACTAAACGAGTTAGAAGTTGCACTATATATTTGTTTAACAGAAATTACACTGTTATCTGCAAACTTGGGTTGTCCGCTGATTCCTTTAGTTAAACCAAGTGCAGTATCAGCAATGCTGCTCCATTCGCTTGGCATATACTCTGAAGACACCCATTCATATATATCAATGGTTGCTCCAGGAAATAATGTTCCCCAATTATTTTTTCTATAAGACAGTTCACCTTGCTCATACCAAACGTATTTTACTGTGCTAAAATCCCACCATAGTTCACCAATATGATTGTCAAGCCAGCTGGTTTCTGGATCAACAATTGTACCGGCTATGCCAATTGAATATGCTGCAGGATCAAATGATGATTTGTATTTTATCTCTTGGTCTGCAACCCCTGCAATTCTTCCTTTTAATGGATCAATAATATCTAGATACTCGACGATTTCTTCCTTTTGAGAATCAATTAATACTGCACGTTGCACAACATCAACTGAAATTAAATCTTCTTGTTGGCGTAATGTTTTTAAACTATCTGAATTTATGTCTTGCTTTCTAAATGTATATACTGCACTGCCAATAGAATCATCCAAATTAGCCGGAGCGCCAATATATACTGTATCAGAATCCAGCGCAACACTGAATCCATAATCAGTACCAATTGCAGAAGTAGATGGGTGCAATTCTTCTGCTAATACAAATCTATCAGCATGTCTATTATAAACATACACTGTGCCTGAATGAGGAATAACATCATAGAATCTAGTAGAGTCTACATCAAATGTTTCTTCTATTGCCGACTTATCAAATGTAGTTGGCAATTTATTGATACCTACTGAAGAAATAACAAGTAAATTAGCAGTACTATTACTTGCAATTGCATATCCAAATTTTAGTCCAGAATCGCTAACTGGGTTGAGTAATATTTGGTCTAATACAAATGCACCAGTCGATGACCTTTTATAAACTGCTACTTTTCCATATGAGGTAATAGTTTGTTTTGCTGAGATAGCTGTAATAAAAACATAGTTGCTATCTGCAGATACTGTTACTACCTCACCAAATCGGTTACCACTTTCAAAAGGCGAAGAGATAGTTTGTTCAAAATTAACACCATTAAATAGTTGTACTACGCCGGTATTATTTAAATAGCCAGGCGCACTGATTGCAATAACTTTAGAATTATCAGATCCGCTGATGCAATATCCCCACTGCGATCCTGTTGTTAAATTAATTCTAAAAGGAAGTAATGTTTGTGCATCAGGATGGCGAATAATTTCTACAGTGTTAGATGTAGCAACTTGGTATGCATAAACTACTCCTGTACCAGTAGTGGCAGTATAGGGTGCACCCACCAATAGTAATTTCACATCATTAGTATACGACATATATAAGGACGACCCAAATCTTGCATAGCTTTCGGCAGCCGGATTTACTAATACACGCTCAGTTACTTCGGAGTTTGATGTTGCATTAATGCTACTAATTTTAACTAATCCTTCTTCTACATTAGTAGAGGTATATCCAATACCAACTGAAAATATTACGTTACTACCGCTGGTATTAGTTTTTACAAAACTAGTAGAAGGCGCCCCTGCAATAATTAACCCGTTTCCTGTATTATTAAAATTATGATCATCGTATACTACTGTGTAGCCAAACGAAGTAGGATATCCTGGGGTATAATATTCAATATCGTCATTGATTGTATATTTAAAGTTTAAATTGATTGAATTAAATGACTTATCATAAACATATACTTCTCCGTATTCGCCACTTTCTTGACAAAAGTACGGTGCTCCTACTACTATAATATTTGAATTTTCTTTTTTACTAATCGAGCTACCTAATTGTTGATCAATAGGTGATGCTGATCTAGTTTCAAGCATACTACCATAATTTTTAATTTTTTGATATACTGCCCATTTTCCAGTGCCGTTATCTTCGGACCAAAATTTTACACCAATAGGCAATGCTAGTAGTGCTTGATCCGGAGGCAAAGTATCAAAAGAATTAAATCTGTGACTAGTAAATTTAAACAACTCTCCTGGAGCTACTAATGCTGCGTTTTCAATAGATATAATAGATGAGGTTACAGTGAATTGCGTTGCATTAGGAATCGCAATAACTCGATATACGCCGTTTACTTGACTATTAAAGTTGGTAATTGACACTACTTCCCCAATTAACACTGAATGGGGTTTGTTTGTTACAAAAATAAGGCTAACTGTTGGTATATTTACAAATACTCCGACAATTCTTGCTGTATCTTGCTGATAACGCAATACGTCCCACTCGCCATCCTGTCGAAATCCCATCCAAATAGTATCGCCCTCTACAATAGCACCATTATTGGCAATATCTAATAAACTATTTTCGCTGTAAGCAGTAGAAGTAACGTCATCAAATCTAACGAAACCTGCAGTAGGTAGTTTAAATTCATTATCTAAATATGTACTAAGAGACACTGCAAAAGTTGATGCAGGTGTATAATCTGTAGGCGATATTAATAAGTCTGCAGGTACTACATAATGAATCAAATCATTTTTTGCAGATGCAGATACAGTATCGACAAAGTTAATAATTTGCGGATTTTCTATAAATGTACCTTCAACTAACGGAATTTCTACTTCTTGATAAGTTGAATACGATCCGTATTGACCCACACGGAATGCCCATTCTTCTGTTAAAAATATTTCACCTTGTAGATTTTGAATACTAGCTGTTGCTAACTTGTTGATAGAATTTTTAGTGCCTTTTTCTTTAATAAATCCTTGATAGAATTTGTATTGCGCAATAGGATTAGTAAAGATATTATTTAGATATATGCGAGGCGTGTATCCAATTAAATGCTGTGCCATTTTTTGCTGAGCAGAATCAAAGTTATCTATATCCAAACTATAAAAATCTTCAAACTGATTAATCTTATAGTCAAAGTTTGGCAATAAGTCTGCTAGAGGTTTTTCACCTAACAGCGACCATTTTGTAAAATCAAACTTTGCAGTGCCAATAATATTTTTGATTGCTGAATAATAAAGTCCTGCATATTTTACTACAGATCCTACTTGGTAGTCTAAGTAAGTTTCCCAATCAGTTACTACGGCTGTATCATAAACAAACCCAGGACTAAAGTAATCTCCGTTCCAATCGGCTGTTCTAAAACCGCTTAACTTCATGCGACGCTGACGATATCCTGTTTCAATATCGTAAATTATATCGTTGAATACCGTAGTGTTGTCAAATACCATTGCATGTTCTTTTTGTATTGAACGCAGCTCTGCAAAGAAAATACCATCTGTTGCTGACTCTGTACTAATTGTACAAATACTGTCTGCCCGAGTGACATTCAAATTTTTCTGCGGCATTGAAGCTCCGCTGGCTTGTAATATACTGTATTCATAAAAGCTATCAAATACGTTATCCACTACTGAATTAGCAAAAGTATATTTAATTTGATCTGCAAAAGGACTCAGGGTGATAACACTATTTTCTGCCCAATTTTGAGTGGTCCAATATAAAAATTCTTTTGCTGTGAAATCCCAGTTGATAACAGAATTAAAATCAGTATTGTATTCATCAAATATAAAACCTTGATCTTCTAACCACTTACCGTACCCTACAATTAGATCATATACATCTTGGATAGTTGATAACTCTGTGCCGTAAGGAATCTGCTTAACAGAAGATCCAAATGAAGAAACTGTTTGTACAATTGCACCTCCAGATTGCGGCAAGGATGGTATTGCCTGATAATATGAAAGATTAAATGATGATTCACCGGTATGGCTAACTTTTACTCTATAGTATCTTCCGTTGTATGAAACTAGTTGTCCTGCTTGATAAAATCTTCCTGTGGTAGAAGACATTGCAGTAGTAGTATCCACGGGAGGTAAATTGCTTCCTGCGGCTGTATCAATTCCCCATGTTACATATGATTCAGATACTCCGCCAACTGTTAAGGTAGGAGTATTAGCATTACGGCTGGCATCGTACACATTAAAATACGGATTAAATTTATCGTAGCCTTTAACTAAAAAATTACCGTTTGATTTTTGCACAACCAGTCCAGAAATACCTACACTCTTAATAGGATTACTAGTATTAAGAATTAGGTTATAATTCTCTTGGGGTAATAATGCTCCGGCACTTATTGATGTAGGTGCATATGAATCAATTGTAATTTGCAATTTATTTTTGCTAACAAATCCGCCAACTTTATAAAATAAACTAAAATCAACATATTTTAAATCTTGTTTTAATTCTTGAATATAATTGGAAGTACGTTGCAATCCTGCTTCAACCACATATACGCTGTAGCCGCTGGTTAAGTTATTATCCCCGTGAATTGCTACTTCTTTAGGATCCAGGAATTTATTTTTAGCACCGTAAGTCCACTGATTTGCAATATTTTTAGAAAGTCGACTAGGGTCGTACATTGCTGCTGCATAAGATGCTGGACTAGTTAATGCCAATAATCGCTGGACTGCAAAAGGCCAATAACTGCTGCGACGCCATGCAGTTTCTGCGGGACTTTGATCACCAAATTTCCAAGATTGTCGACGATTATAAGAAGTAATGTTTGATACTAACGACACATTAGGGGTTACTAGATTGCCATAAGCATCAACTGGCAGCATTGTGCTGAGTCCAGGACGTGCATATAATACATCTACACTAGTAGGCGGATGATAACGAATAATACCCTGCTCAATATCAGTCCACAATATATCATTGCCGCTGGTGTATGGTGCAGGGCCATACTCTGATTCCCACCATAATGGTTGCTCGGTTATTCCTAACATTTCCCACGGATGCGAATGAGGGCGAGTGGTTCCGTAAAAATAATCATACACTGCACGCCACGATCCGGACACCGCAGTTTCCAAAATAGTGTTATATCCGCCGCGATAGTTCCAAGTAAACGGATCTTCTTCATTGAATGAGTTGTTTGAAGTATAGTCTATTCCGTAAAAGCCTGCCCACTTAATAAAATCACGTTGCAATATCTCTGTTATCTCTGAAAGAGAATATTGATTAGATTTGAATATATTTGGTTTTACAGCATTAATATCAAAAAGTTCTGTTCGGTATTCCGCTTTAATATTGTTATAAACGCGGGATTCAAATTCTAAAATAATACCATCTCTAAAATCTTGATATGCAGTCATTATACTGCCATCATGTCCTTGGATAACTGTTACTGGTCCAGACACATAAGTATCATCTACAAAAATGCTAGGAATAAATTTTGGATACAGTCCTAATTTGGTAGGGGTAGGCGGAACAAACGCACCCAACGTACTAAAATAATCAACAACAGATAATTTATCGCCTGCAGACAGTGGTACTACTATTTTTACCGACGAATCGTTAATTATAAACTCATAATCCTTACCTAATAACAATTGACGACTATTTAAATACACAAGAACGGATCTGTTACTTAACTTAGTAGTGTCAAAATCTGAAGATATAGGATATACAGTATTTCGACTATTAGTTACTATCCAATCCTTAACAGTTTTATCGGTACCATATGCAACCATATCTGACAAATAATAAGGCGATAATAAATCTTTATCTTTATTCAATTCCAATAGTGCACTATCTAGCATATTAGCAACATCAGTTTGATTACTAATAGTTGAAATATTAGTCAATAACGCCATCTTGAATTGATTATATTGATCGCTTACTTTGCCAATTGCATCAATTACACTATGTTCTTTTTTACCAATAAACATCTGAGAAAATACCATTGGATTGGTATTTGATATTAACCGAGTACCATTTTTGCTGATGTTACCAATATCTCGAAGATTGCTATTTCCTGGAAAGTTTCCTAATAGATTAACTGATGAAATTTCATTGCCGGAAGAGTTGCTATAAATCATGGTAGACAAGTGATCCGTTAACTCACCCAACGTTAATAATGAAATAGGTCCGTTTAATGGATTATTAGTTAATCCCAACGGCAATTCGTAATAGCCAAGACTATTTGACATTGGGTGCTGATTTGCAATTTCCCAAACGTTTGCATATATATTTTCAGATTCTTTTGAAAATTTGCAATAAGTAGTGCTAGTAGGCATCGTAAACAAAGTATTATTTTTAGTAATAGTAAACGAGTCTGTCATAAAATAGTTTTTAAACAAAAAACTACCAGTACTAATATCATTCTTGTATTTCAACGATAAATTTAAAACACTATCATATACTGTGCCAACATCATACCCAAATATTTTGTTACCCAAGAAGTTACTGATATATTCATATCCGTTGCTATAACTATTCTTGTTGTTATCAAATAAATCAAACAATGGAGCTTGATTTAATGTTATATGCTGCTGAGCAAACTGCCAATCAGTACCGTTAAACCACCACGCGGTACCTGTATGTTTTTTACCTAAGTTGATACTCACCGACGCTGCGTTAACCGGGGAATAATCGTCTGCTTCTTGTAGCTGCAATCGGAGAATATTGTTAATATTTAAATAATTAACTTGATATACTTTTCCACGAACCATAACATCAGGATCTGCATTAAAAATAACGCGATGCCCTTGTTGTAATAATACGCCGTCTATATAATATCCAGAAGATCCCTCAACAATGCTAAACGCATCCAGTGTAGTGGTGTCAATTAAATCAACATTGCTAACACCAGTTGATCCAAAATTAAATAATTGCAAGTCTGCATTAAATTCAATAATAGGACGTTGCGCACGTTTATCTATTTGATATAAAGGTTGTACATTATTAGCCTTAGCACTTGCTGCAATAATATCAGAGTGCACCCAACGATTATATTGTGACCATGGATTTAAATCGTTGCTTGCACGATTAATGGTAATATATTCAGGTTTAATAGGTAGCTTTTTAAAATTATCAAAAGGAAAATTATCAAATGCAGTTGCATCAAAATTCTCATTATATGCAGTGGCCATATCTTCAGAAGGAGATAATTCAATATAACTAATCAGTCGAATTGATGTACCTACTCCCTCTACAAAGAACTCTAAACCTTCATAATTTGCAGGTACTACATTTCCTGAAAATTGAATTTTCATTCCGTTAGATAGTACTACTCCTGAATCAGTGGTATATAACAAGTTGCCTATAATATCAGTATCTATATTTAAAATAGTAGTAGCAGGAACATTGATATTAATAGTTTCGGGGCCTGTTACTAACCAGTAATATTGTTGATAGTTTACTAATTTATCCCAGTCAATATGCGGATTATAAGAATAATACTCTGACCTAAATAATCTATCTAAATTATTGTTCTTTCCACCTTTTGTTGCAATTTCATTTGCTAAATCATCAAATGCAATAACATCAGATACCGCGCCTGCTGCATCTTTAATTATAAGTGCTGGCTCTAATTGATAGTCCCGTCTAAAAGGCAACGATTCTGGAATGTAATTATCAGTCAATGAGTTATAGTTAGGTGTTAATTTAGATCCAATATACCCGTCAATGCGATCCAATTGCGGTGGTTGTATTAGTTGATCAAGGGTACTGGTTAAGAACTTTGTATTTTTATCAGTTCTTAGGAATTCAGGTAATAAGTTAGCTGATTTAATAATTTTGTTTGCCATATTAGGTTCCGCTGCTGGTTACTATTGATGTGGTGTTTAATTGGGATGCTGTAATTGCATCAATTACTTCTATATCTGATATTCGTGCACCGTTGATAAAAATCTCGTTGCTTAAACATCCAATTTCATATAAGCTACCAAAATTGTTATTTGCAGTTGGTACAATTACAAAATTGGTAATATCTGGAGTCAATAAATTCATCACGTAAGTTGATAATTCACTAAAATAAAATGATTGCCCAAATGTCCAATTTTCCAAAGAAAAGAATTGTTGCATTGCATTCAATATTCTAGTTTTAATTTCATTATCACTGACAGTCCGCGATGGATTCTTTACTGCCTTAAAAGTTGCTTGCAGATTTATATCTGCATTAGTTCCAAATAATACTTTGTATTTTACTGGTTGAAATATCATTTCGTCACTAATTGTTTTAATTGTTTCAAGCGATGCTGCATAATTTTGTTCTAATCCTTGGCTGGTTGGTGCTAGCGGAGCATTTCCTACACTATTAATTAGCCAATTCCTATAAGCAGTATCGTAACCTGCAGTAAGCAAATATATATCAATAATATTGCTTTTACTAGGATCAATACGTCTATCTTCACTGCTGTTATGCGTATATTGAAATTTCAAATTAGAACGTCCAGGGTATGCAAAATATGCAGGTTGATATACCCAAGTATTAGTAGCAGCTACATAACTTTTTACAACATTATAATCATTATCATAAAAATAATACAGGTCGCCATCACTAGGTAAACCAATGACAGTAGATGGGTTTTTAGTTGCTACAAACAACGACTCATCGGCAAGATTGTATCGGATACCGTCGGCTAATTTTTTAAAATATACGAAATTTTCATTTTTAGGATCTACTATATTAGTGAAACTATCAGGATCACTAATTTGTCCTAAGTTATTATAATCATAAAAACTTACTTTAACTTTTTTAGGATCTACATATCCATCTGATTCAGTTACAGCACTATCAATTTGCCACATGTAATCTTTGGATAAGCCAGCCGATGCGATGGTTGGTAACGGATTAATAGATAATATATCTATCTGATCCTTTACTACAGTATCGCTAACAAAATCATAATTAACTGAATTTGAATCTATAAAGAATGCAGTTTCTTTGGCACTTTCAAAAATATAGTCTAAAATACGATATTTTACTTTATACCCTTTGCCATTCCACACAAATGCAACTAGCCAACTTGCATCCCTACTGGAATTATCTTTATTTCCTTGAAACTCTAAACTAAAAGGATGTGTTGGATTAATGTCTAAATTAGAATTTAAAATAATATTCCATGAACGAGTAATACTGTTAAAGGATAATCCAAAATTTATCTGATTCAAACTCAAATTAACCAGTTCATTTTCAAATGCATACGAAAATATATTAACAAACTTGGGAATAATTTTAGAGGGAATAGCAGCTATATCAATAGCATTACTAAGAGTAATAGGACCTGTACTAATATCATTTGATGAAAATAATGATCCAATACTTGTATTAATAACTGTTGCCCACATGTAATTTAAGGTAGTTGCCGTAGCTTTACTAACAATTTTACCTTTTGCTGAAAAGTATTTTCCAGCAGGTGGCAAAAACTTAATCATGGCGCCAACTTTGATATATTGTAACGCATTATCAGAGAATGTAAGTTTATTGTATTTTGCAAAATAAAATGAACGCATTGCAGTCGAAGAAATAATTGGGGATAATTGTTGTTTAATTGCCGCAAAAATTTCATTACGATTAGCAAAACTAAATTGAAAATTCTGTTCAGAAATACTTTGATATATAATGCCGTCTGTCGCAAAAATATTAGTCTTACTGTATTTTCCGCTAACATCACTTAAATCAAAGTATTTGCTGATACCGCTAGAGACTCGATTGACACTTTTAACTTTTAAAATATCACTGCTAGACGTTAAAGGTGCAATATTATAATCTTCAGCAGTGACCATTCTGTTCTGTATATAATAATTCTGAGGCGCTTTACTTTGAATGCTAGCGTTGCTTTCTGGACCAGAACTATTGTTTACAGTGTATTGTAACCCCATTGTTAGAGATAATGTGTGTTGCTGACCAACTTTATTTTTATAAGGAATTTCAATAAGTATTCCGCGCATTTGTTCTGGCTTAATGGTATATGTTAACCCATTACTTTGACGATAAAATAAATTAAATTGTCCTTTTGGTAAATTACCAAAACTACCATCTGCAAAGTTTAAATCAATCTGGTCATTATCTCTAGAAGTTACACTATAGATATCACGCTCGTCTTTGTTCAAACTATTATAGATAATGTTGTTGCCAACAATATCAGAAACTTTAGTCCATAATGTTGCTTGAGCTTGACCAGTTGACAACTGCCATAACCATACATCAGTGTCGTTAATGCCAGGAGTGTTAACACCTACTATTTCATTTGGCACTGGATTGGACACTGGAAAATTAGCTACCCCTAATGTGCCTTGACGAAATTGCATAAAGAAGCCTGTATTTGTGCTACTGGCACCTTGATTATCATTTTTATAAATTAAGCCTATGGTGTTACCAGGACGAGGTGCTTCTTCATGTATAGTAGTAGTACCAGAAAATGTAGACGACACTATTTCAAAATTCATACCAGTACCGTTGATATTTTTTGAAAAACTATATACCGGTACATCAGTATTAGAACTATTAATTTTATATTGTTCGGTAAGAATTCCGTCAATTGTTTTTCTGTCCGCAGGCTTGCCAAATGCTCCTGTTCCAGAGATAGACGAGTTGAATATAGAAACAAATTGTTGATACCAATTGGAATTAGTGGGATCATTCCACCCAATAGTAGTGTTTACCAAGTTCGTGCCATTAGCATCAATAACGTTATCAGAAGTTGCAATTCCAGTTATCTTTAGTAATCCTGATGATGTGATATTTCTTTTCGGAACGTAACTAATTAATTGCGCAAGCCGCAATATACTATCTCTTCGTTGCGCAGTTTCTAAGAAGTTCTCGCGAGCATTCAAATCAATACGGAAACTTAGGTTTTGGCCCAAGTACGCAATGACATCAATTAATGCAATGTATTCACTGGATTCGATAAAATCATTAAAATCTTCAGGATAATTTTCCTGAAGATAGTTAATCATCGTACGGCGCAGCGTATCAAAATCATAGCTTTTGAAATCTGCATTCTGAAATGATTGATAAATCTTTTTCCAATCTTCAGATACTAGTAATTTATTATTGGTTGTCGGTATCATATGTGCACTTTAATGTATCCAGTATTTATTGTAAAAATAAAGTAGGTATATTATTGTGCGCGTAATCCCAATTTTTGATCAAATGACAGCTTCATATTTACTGATTGATCTGTGCCATTCATTAACAAAGTTAAATCAATTACATACCCATCTGGATATTCAGTTAAACTAATTTGAGTAGGAGTTACCCTTGTATCAAAATTAACGATACGAGCAACATCTTCTTGTAATGACTGTCTAGTTTGTGCAGTAAGTGGTTCCATAATCAGGTCCCATATAATAGTACCAAAAGACGGATTCATCACGCGTGTTCCCTTGCGAGTGTTAAAGTGATTAATAATGTCTTGTTTGACTAAATCAAAATCATAAAGCCGGTTACCAGGGTTATTACCAACAGAGCTAAATCCTTTGTAGAATTGACTCTGCTGAGTTGATTGTTGTACTAATGATCCAGCATTAGTGATTTCGATTTTTTTGTAGGCCATGACAATATTTATCGGATATATTAAATCCCGGATTTAACAGGATTCCCGCTGCTGTCTGATAATATTCCACCACTGCCGGTGCTCACTATACCTGGAGGCGTAACACCTTCTTTTTGAAATTTAGCTAGATATTCGGCGTATGCCGATTGTCGCTGAATCAATGCGTTTTGTCCCCCATTTACCAGCCAAGTCACTTGCACCGGATCATTCCATTCAAATTTAGGATCAGTTGCAGTATAGTTCATATATTTGTTTTTAAATCCCTTTTTATAAGAGTTGAAAAAATATAATACAGATTTAGCAGCCCATTCCAATGTTTCTACCAATTCAGGATTTTGCTCAAAGTTGATACCTGCGTTAAAATATTTGGTCATTTGTTTGTAAACATCTCTTCCTGTGCATTGGATGAACCCCCTTCCTTTGTATCTTACACCGTCCCCTGGTTGAGTATTTCCTAAATCTCGTCTTCCCTCGTATTCTGCACCGCTGGCGTATTCTTTTAATGTTTTAAATCCGTCGCTTTCAACTTTACATTGTGACATCCATGCTGCTAGTTTAATGGGATCAGTAACGCCGTTGGCCACTAATACTGATTGTAAATATAATTCATTAGAACTAGCACTTTTACTAGCAGGGACAGCAACTGGTGCCAAATTTATTGGAACATCTCCTGATACTGCTGTAGGTGATGAAGGAGTAGTAGCAGGAACAGATACTTGTACATCAGTGCTAGCTGCATTAAATTGTGAAGGATTTATATTTTCGTGATGGTCCCACGGTTCATGAGTAGGGACACGTTGCATAATACTATTAATATTTGATGCTTTGTAAAATTGCCCACTAGCCCACCCTGCAGAATCGCGTCTATTAGGCAGAGAAAATAGTCCAAGTTGCGGTGGTACTTCCGGAGATAATGCAACTTCTGCAGCCGGTCCATTAAAATGAATTTGTGCACCTGACGTCATTATATTTCCAGTTGCACCAATACTTAATGCCGCGCCTGAATTTAATCGTAAAGCAGTTCCGCTTGATAAATTTGTAGTATTACCTGATTGAAATTTTAAATCGTTTCCTGTCAATAAACTTATATTGTTTCCAAATTCCAGTCTTCCGTCCTTTTTACAAATAAGATAGAACCGATCAGTGCAATTCATTTCGATCCCACTGAATGCGTTCATATTTATATTACGGCCAGCTTCCATATTGATATCCCTATCTGCGCGGAAATTGAAATCACTTTCAGTATGGATACTAACACTGTCCTGTGCATAGATATCTAATTTGCCGCTACTGGTCATTTCAATCCAAGCAGTTCCTTTGCTGTTGGCAATATAAATTAAATCTTGGCTATTGTGCATCAATATTTGGTGACCTGTGCGAGTTCTAATTCTTACTAATTCATTTTGACCTGCTGCATCACCGTCATCCATTACAAATGTGCTACCTCCTAATCTACTAATAGGCGATTGTTTATTTCCCTCATACCCAACTTTACCTTTTTTTCCATTAGGATCAATAGGGCCTGGAGTTGAAATACCAAACACACTGCTAGGTACTTCTCTTCGAGCAGAGCTAGATGTTACTCCCCGTACAGTATCTAATAATAATCCTTGAGCTAACAATCTATCTGCAAAAGGATGCACTGGTTTACCAATTTTATCAACATTAGAATTAGATAATGTTTGACTCGTTTTATTAAATTCTGCAACAGGCAAATAATCAGTTCCATATTTTTTTCTCTGTTCTGCAGTAAGCATAGTCTGTTTGCTTGCAGCAATGCCTGGAACCATATGATTCTGATATGCATCTTGCACGCAGCCCATCCAATATCCCTGATTAGGGTCGCCATCAATAAAGATGACCATCACAGTGGTTCCTACATCAGGTGGCACCATCCACATACCATAGGATTTTTGTACATCATTAAAATCGCTACTATTAGTTCCTTCGTAACGTATACTAGTTACTCCATAAAATGGATTTAAATACTTGACTACATACGTATCCCCCTGATTACTAACTAAATTTGGCATGCCTTTAATCAGTGCTACTTCCAGACTACCCATGTATGTGGGATCAAGATGATTTGTAATTTCTGCAAGGAATGGCCCCGGTGTGCCTAGCGTTCCTTTAGTACGTTGTTCGATTGGCATGTTAACCTATTTTTGATATTAGTGAAGTCAGTGGACTAACTGCTTTTGAAATACTTCCAAATTGTGCAGTAACTGACGTAGCCAAATTCTGCACATTATTGATAGCAGATGCACTGCCTGCAAGTGAGGATAACCCGCTCGATAATGAATTACCAATAGATGCAACTCCATTAATTGCAGATAAACCTCCTACTAACGGATTACTTATGCTAGCAGGAATAGATGACAATATTCCTGCTGTTATGGACGAGGATAATAAGCTAGAAGAAATTTTAGATATATCTGATACGCCGTATGCATTTGCTAATGCTTGCGGGCCGCCTTCTTTTACTAGTCTATTAAGGAATGTCGTGTCAACTGCGGCAGCAGGTGCAGTTATTGGTGGAGCAATAGCAGGTATATTGGCTAGTTTACCTGAAGGAATATAATTCAATACTATGCCTTGATCTATTGCACGAGATATATCAACATTTGTAGGAATTAACTTATTAAGTGCTGCTGCTTGAGCCAGCACTTTACTTTGTAAATCTGCAGATAATCCGGATAATTGAGCAGCATTTATACCAAATTTACTAGCAATTGCAAAAGGATCTGTTGGTATACCTGAAGTAATTGCGCTTATCTTATTCTGTATGTCAGAGGCAAAATTAGCAACTGAAGCAACATTGGTAACTGCACCAATTGTAGAGTTTGCAGCAGAAGTAAGTCCGCCAATTGCAGAATTTGCTGCACCTGTAATGGAAGTAAGTCCGCCAATTGCAGAATTTGCTGCACCTGTAATGGAAGTAAGTCCGCCAAT